CGGATTATGAGGACACGATTGCTGCTGGTGGGGATATTCCTGTCAGCGCGGCAGTAAGCGAGGCAATCATCGATAGTGAATACGGGCCGCAAATCCTGTATTACTTGGCCGACAATCCAGAATATGCCCGTTCCCTTGCAGACAAGTCGTTGACCGCGCAGCTCAGAGCAATTGGGCGACTTGAGTCAAAATTTGAAAAGCCGGCTCAGGAAAGCAAAAAGGAACCTGTTGCTAAAAAATCGAATGCTCCGGCACCGATTACGCCTATCAAGGCAAGCAGTAATTCTGTCGAAGTAGGTCTGAATGCTGACCGTGTTTGGCATGGGACGTACTCACAATGGAAGGCTGCTCGCCTTGCGGGGAAGATTAAATGACGGAGCGAATTACAACCTTTTTTGGAGTAATACAAAATGGCAAATAATTTGCTAACCATCTCCATGATCACCAACGAGGCGTTGATGGTCTTGGAAAACGAACTGACCTTTACCGCCCGCGTTGACCGTTCTTATGACGATCAATTTGCGGTTACCGGCGCTAAGATTGGTAACACCGTGAACGTCCGCCGTCCGGGCCGTTTCATTGGTACTACCGGCCCTGCGCTTAACGTTGAGGACTTCAACGAGACTTCCGTCCCGGTGACCCTCTCAACCCAGTTCCACGTTGACACCCAGTTCACGACTCAGGATCTGGCCCTGTCGTTGGATATGTTCTCTGACCGTGTTCTGAAGCCTGCTATCGCCGCCATCGCCAACAAGATGGACTTTGATGGCACGACTATGGCCGTTGACGAGACCGCCAACACCGTTGGTACCGCTGGTGTAGTTCCCTCTGACATCGCTACGTTTTTGACCGCCCAAGCTTATCTGGACGGCGAAGGCGCACCCCGCGATGGCAAGCGTTCTTGCGTGGTTGATCCGTTTACCGGCGCCTCCATCGTTGGCTCGCTCAAAGGGCTCTTTAACCCGCAAGGCACGATTTCTGGCCAGTACGAGAAAGGCATGATGGGTAAGGACACCATCGGCATGAACTGGTACATGGATCAGAACATTGTGTCCCACACCTACGGTTCGTACGCTACTGCAACAATTACTACGAACACCAGCACCTTCACGGGTTCGCTGACAACTGGCTGGGCTCAGACATCGACCATCACCCTGTCTGCTGTTACAGCTAACGTCAACCTAAAGGCCGGCGACACATTCCAGATTGATGGCGTGTTCGCAGTCAACCCCCAGAACCGTCAGCCGTATGGCGGTAACGTGAAGCGGTCTTTCGTTGTTCAGGCCGATGTGACCATCACTTCTGGCGGATCGGGTTCTGTCGTTGTATCTCCGGCAATCATCACCGGCGGACAGTTCCAGAACGTAACGGTCTCCAGCACCAGCGCAACCGCAGCAGTTACGCCGTTCAATAAGACCGGCGCCGTCAGTCCGCAGAACTTGGTGTTCCACAAGAACGCCTTTACGCTGGCGACTGCTGACCTTGAGCTGCCTGATGGCGTTCATTTCGCTGGCCGCGCAAGCGACAAACAGCTTGGTCTGTCGATTCGTGTTGTTCGTCAATATACGATCAACAACGACTCGATCCCGACCCGTCTGGATGTCCTGTACGGCTGGGCTCCCCTTTACCCTGAGCTGGCTTGCCGCGTGGCAGCCTAATCATTGGGGGGTGTTAAGCAGACATAAGAGGACGCGGGACACTAGGGTTTTTTCTGCTTTCCACCTAGTCTAAGTCGAACCGTTAAATCTGCCCCCCATACTCAAACTTTTGAAAGGAACCTAGAAATGAGCAATCCCGGCGCAGCATCCACCCAAACCTCCAACTACCTGTTTAACGGTAATGCCTCTGACGGTATTCTGTTAGGCGTAGCTGGTGGTGAAATTGGCTTTTATGGCGAGACACCCGTAGTTCAGGCAGCAGCAATTACCACGATTTCTGACTCCGCTACTGGTACTCAAATCGCCACCGCAGTAAACGCCGTCATCACGGCGCTGAAAAACATCGGCATTACCGCCTAAGATGTTTGTTTGATCGAAAAGGCCACCCCCATAAAGGGTGGCTTTTTCTTTATTGGAGACTAGATGAAACACATAATGATCGCGTTGCCTACTTACACGGGCGTTGTCCATATAGGTACGGTACATTCCCTAATCGATGATCTGATCACCTTAGTCTCGCGGGGTGACCGATTTACCCTAATCGATGACGTAGGAAACTCAGCTATTGCGGACTGCCGGGGCGTAATCGCCTCAAATTTTTACAAGTCTGACTGCGATATGTTGATCTTTGTAGACAATGACGTCTGCTGGGAGCGCGGTGCGCTACTCAAACTTATTGATCACCCCGTGGATCTGGTGGCTGGAATCTACCCCCATCGAGTCGATCCGTTGATGTGGACAGTCCGCTGGGATCAAAGCAAGAAAGAGCTATGGGCCGACCCTGAGACCGGACTATTAGAGGTCGAGTGCGTTCCAACGGGCTTTCTGAAGCTTTCCCGAAACTGTATCGCCAAGATGATTGAGGCATTTCCAAATACTTGGGTGCATGAAAAGGCCGAGGGCGGTGAGTTTTGGCCACTATTTGAACCTCACCTTGATGTCCGCAAAAAGCACCGATATGGCGAGGACTATTCGTTCTGTATGCGGTGGCGTGAAATAGGTGGAAAAGTATGGATCGACCCAGAAATTGGTATGGGTCACACCGGATTAAAAGTTTTCCAAGGACACCTTGGAAATTGGCTCAAAAGTAGGATAATTTCGCAATCAACAACTGAGGTGCAAACATGAATCAAATCAAGGTTCTCAGCCCGACTTATGCGCTGGATCTCACAACTGCCGCATCAAGCGCTCTAAACGTAGTCCCCAACACCCCGACCCGAGCCTTTCGGGTGGCCCTGTTAAATACCGGGTCTGGCCGAGCTGCGGTCACCTTTGGCACTACGGCAACCAACATGGATACGCCTGCGATTGCCACAACTGGTAACGGCGGGTCGTTTGTGTTGCCGGCCAACATGATTTATCCGATGGTCATCGACTGCCCGGCCCCGGACTTTTACCTAAAAGGTATTTCCTCAGCTACGAATACGCTTTATGTGACGTTAGTGGCCACCGAATAAGGATCTAGGTCATGTCAAACCAGACCGCGAACACCCAGACCACGAACTTTTTGCCGGTTCAGGCGACTTACGAGCCGCTTTACCCGTACAACATCATTACGTTCATTGGGCCTGCTGGAGTACCGTTTTATGCGCCAATTAACCCAAATATCGATGGCGTAAACATCACCAACAGCACGATCAATAGCACGACTATTGGTGCCACGACCCCATCCACGGCGGCTTTTACCACCGCCACGATGTCAAACCAGCCCGTAGGCAACACGGATTTGTGCAATAAGACCTATGTTGATGCGGCTATTGTTGGAATTTCGTGGAAGCAACCAGTTCGCGCAGCTACAACCACAAACATCACCCTGTCAGGCGCTCAGACCATTGACACGGTTCCGGTTGTTGCCGGTGACCGGGTTCTAGTTAAAGATCAGTCAACTCAGGCAAATAACGGTATTTATATTGTTGGGACACCTTGGACACGCTCATCGGACGCCGATACATGGGACGAGCTGGTATCCGCGATGGTGTTTGTGGAGTCTGGCGGTCAGGCTGGAGCAGCCTTTTATTGCCCGATTCAGCCCGGTGGAACCCTTGGGGTTACCGCAGTAACATGGAACAACTTTAGCGTTGCAGGAACCTATTTTGCCGGCACAGGGCTGTCTTTAGCGGCTAATACGTTCAGCATTACAAACACCGGAGTCAGCGCGGCGACCTACGGGTCTGCATCTTCGGTTCCCGCGATTGCGGTAAACGCTCAGGGCCAGATTACCAGCGCAACCGATACATCAATTGCGATCAACGCCAATCAGATTACTAGCGGCACCGTAGACTCTGCGCGGATTGCTGGTTCTTATACGGGAATCACGGCAGTCGGAACCCTGACCGGGCTGACTGTCAGCTCAACGATTTCCGGGTCAATTTCTGGAAACGCTGCAACCGCAACAACCGCAACAACCGCAACCACAGCTACGAACATTGGCGGCGGAACTACTGGTTCTTTGCCCTATCAGAGCGGTGCGGGAGCTACCACATTTGTAGGAATAGGCTCCACAGGCCAAGTTTTGACCGTTTCTGGCGGTGTGCCGACTTGGGCAAGTCCAGCCTACACCGGGGATGTAGTAGGCCCAGCATCGGCAACAGACAACGCTATTGCGCGGTTTGATAACACCACCGGCAAGATTATTCAGAACTCGGGAATCACCCTGTCTGACGCAAATGCTCTGCAAAATGTCAATGAAATTAACTGGGACATCACCCCAACATCGATTGTCGGTGGCGAGGGTTCTGTCTATTGGAATAGTGACGACAACACCAAGACGCTCCAGCTCATTGGAACCAATGGCCAAATCATTAAACTTGGTGAAGAGATTTATTACCGGGTAAAGGCAAGTTCCGCGATTACCAAGGGTAACGTGGTGATGTTTACCGGAACTTTAGGAAGTTCTGGCGGAATTACCGCAGCTCCGGCCACGGGGCTGACTGTATCTACGGGCTCCCTTGTATTGGGTATTGCTAAGGAAAGCATCAGCCTAAACGGCTGGGGATACATCCAAGCTTTTGGTGAAGTTAAGGGAATCGACACATCAGGTACCCCCGTAGGCCAGACTTGGGCTAATGGCGACATCCTGTATTACAACCCGTCAGTCACAGGCGGGCTAACCAATACCACCCCAACAGCTCCAAACGCCAAGGTCATGGTCTGCGCTGTGGTTCATGCGGATAACACAAACGGTATTGTGTTTGTCCGGCCCACGTTTGAACCGCGCTTAAATGACCTGTCAGACGTATCTGCGGCAACCCCGGCAAATAATGACCTGATTATTTGGAACAGCAGCAATTCACGCTGGCAAAACATTGCAAACACCAGCGTAACGGTAGGAACTGCGTCTAATTTAGCTGGCGGCGCCGCCGGATCGGTACCGTACCAATCGGGCGCCGGAGCCACGACATTTTTAGCTGTTGGCTCAGACGGTCAGGTCTTAAAGCTTGCCTCTGGCGTCCCAACATGGTCTAGCGATACTTCAGGTGTCACGATTACTGACGACACAACGACCAACGCGACTCGCTACATCACGTTTTCAAACCTGACAACAGGCAACGAAACAACGCTGGACGTATCGTCTACCAAGCTGACTTATAACCCGTCTACGGGAATTGTGGCGGCAACTGGTTTTACTGGAACAATCAATGGATTAACGGTTACATCGTCAACCGGCACGTTTACTTTGACGAACGGCAAGACTTTTGCGGTGCAAAACACCCTAACCCTTGCGGGTACAGATAGCACCACAATGACGTTTCCGTCTACCAGCCAAACGATTGCAGGCTTAGGATTAGCTCAGACCTTTACTGCGGCCCAGACTTTTAGCGCTGCTAACGCAATTCGATCAGAAGCAGCATCAACCCAAGACGCTATTGTGATTGCTGGCCGAGCTGGTGGCACAAGCAGCAGGGCAATTACGTTGACCCCAGCAAGTCTTAGCGCGAGCAGAACGGCCACCTTACCTGATCCGGGTGCGGATTACACCGTGGGTTTTAGAAACATCCCGTTATCAGGATCAGCCAAAACCAGTTCATATACTTTAACCGTAGATGATGTTGGCGAATATATCGAGGTTGGTTCTGGTGGTTCTATTACTATCCCAAACAGCACCTTTGCGGCTGGCGATGTTGTGTCAATCTTTAACAATACCGCTGGTGCAATTACCATTACCTGCTCAATTACAGACGCTTACATTGCTGGCACAGACTCAGACAAAGCTACGATGAGTCTAGCTACTCGCGGTCTGGCAACAGTCCTATTTATTTCTGCTACCCGTTGCGTAGTTCAAGGAAACGTATCTTGAGCGGTATCCAGCAGCTATTACTAGGTGGCTCACCCGCTGGCGGCTACCAAATAGAACGCAGTCTGCGGTTTAACTCTGCGGATAGTGCGTATCTGAACTGGACTCCTGCGTCTGCCGCAACAAATTCTGGAATATGGACTATTTCTTTTTGGTGTAAAAGAAGCACACTTGGAACATTACAACGGGTTATTGCAACCTCACCAAATAGCGGAAGTAATGTTACAGAGATTTCATTCCAAACTGATAACACTCTTTATTGCCAAATTGCGACAAGTGCTGGAGGCGGTGCTTCCAGATATATGCAAACAACTCAAGTTTTTCGTGATGTTGGCGCATGGATGCACTTCGTTCTTGCATTTGACCGAAATCAAGCAACGGCATCTAATCGTCTAAGATTGTATGTTAATGGAACAGAAGTAACTGCATTTTCTACTGACCAGCGTAGTTCAATAGCTAATACAGATAATAGTGGTTGGAACACACAAAGTATAGCTCAATATATTGGTAGAGCGTGGACTGCCGCAAATTACATAGATTGTTATTTAACAGAATTTTATAGTATTGATGGTCAGCAATTAACCCCATCCTCATTCGGTCAGAGCGACCCAAACACAGGCGTATGGAGTCCTATTAAATACACAGGCACATACGGCACCAACGGCTTCTATCTAAACTTCTCAGATAATTCCAACACGACCAGCACAACGCTCGGCAAGGACTACTCAGGCAACGGTAACAACTGGACACCTAGTGGAGTTTCTGTCACCGCAGGCGCAGGCAATGACAGCCTTGTAGACACGCCGACATCGTATGGCACAGACACAGGTGTTGGTGGCGAGGTGCGTGGGAATTACGCTACGCTGAATCCGTTAGACAAGAATAGCGGCATAACGCTAACGAACGGTAACCTTGATGCGTCAATGCCAACGCAATCACAAAATGTGTATGGAACTGTATCGGTAACAAGTGGAAAATGGTATTGGGAAACAACAATCAACTCTTTATCTGGGCGCATAATAATAGGCGTTGGTAACACGGTTGACCAAAATTGGAACCTAGACCCATCATCATCGTCTGCGCTTTGGGGATATTACTCTGTCAACGGAAACAAACTAAACGGCAGCAATACTTCTTACGGAAATAGTTTTACTGCTGGTAACACAATTGGTGTTGCGGTTGATATGGATAGCGGAAAAATTTGGTTTAGTAAAGATGGCGCATGGCAAGCAAGCGGAGACCCTGCGGCTGGGACTAATGCAGCGTTTACAAACCTAAGCGGCTCCGTTCGCCCAATGTATGACCAGCAATTAACCAACGCAGTAACGATTTCCACCAACTTCGGCCAACGCCCATTCGCCTACACCGCACCATCAGGCTTTAAGGCACTCTGCACACAAAACCTACCTACGCCGACCATAGGTGCTACTAGCACTACACAGGCGAATGATTACTTTAATGTGGCGACTTGGACTGGAAACGATGCTACTCGAACAATCACAGGTTACGGATTTCAACCTGATTTTATTTGGACAAAAGGTAGAAACGTTGCGGCTGGACATCGTTTAAGTGACGCAGTTCGTGGTGCTAGTGGCGGGACAATGCTTAACTTAAATACCGCATCAACAGGTGCAGAGAATACCGATACCGCTATCACAGGATTTGCATCAGATGGTTTTACTATGGATGGCTCAAACCATCCCAACGTTAGCCCATACACCTATGTAGGA